TTTGCTGCTGACTTGGCCTATCAATACGACATTGCCACCGTTATTGCTAAAAAAGCTGTACTACCCGGTATTACCTACTTGCAAAATATTGTGGAACAGAACCGCCTATTTGTTCAGCCCAATTGTAAGCGTGTGCTGCAGGTTTTGGACCAGTATCGCTGGGATATCTCGGCTAATCGTGAGCGTCCAGTTCATGATCAGTACTCGCACATGGCAGATGCCATGCGTTATGCCACATATAGTTTTGTGGTATAAGAAATTTTGCGTTGAAGTTGTTGTGTGGTTGGGGTATAATAGTGTTAATAATTGGGTGTATATAAATAAATGGCAAAGAATACCAATAAACGTGTGGCAGTAAAGTGGATTCGTGATCGTGCTAAGTCAGCCTATACGAAACAAGACCACTGTTATATTTGTGGTACTGATGTGGACTTAGAGCTGCATCACTTAGCATCGATAAACTACTTGCTGGAGCGTTGGTCTGCGGAGCACAACTACGATATTAGTACCGATGCCGGAGTTCTAGCCATACGTGACCAATTCATTGCAGAGCACCACCAAGAAATTTACGTGGATGTATACACATTGTGCAACCCACACCATGTAGAGCTGCACTCCCACTACGGCAAATCACCGCTGCCACATACTGTGCCACTGCAACAGCGTTGGCTGGAACGTAAGCGTGAGCTGGCGAAAACCGGTAAAAAGCCCGCAGCAACAACTAGCTTTTTCAAGGACTTTGTATAATGCTACTCAACAATTTAGCAAACTGGGTAGCCGAGAAATTTAATCGTGCACAACCACAGATCGCCTTAGAGGCCGGTACTGACGTCAGCACCACAGCACAACCTGTATACGAACAAGCATTTGAGCGTGTAGAGGCGGTGAATCGCGGTGTTAGCCTAATAGTACAAGCAGCTAGCAGCTTAGACTACGATGTAAAATCTAGTCTTCCTAGTTCAGTGGTAGTGGGCACTCGCGCTAAACAGCTAAACAACCTACTAAACTATCGTCCTAATCCTTACCAGTCAGCACAAGATTTTCGCAAAAACATCTTTACTGACTTTCTCCTAGAAGGCAACGCATTTATCTACTACGACGGTGCCTTCTTATACCACTTGCCAGCACAGCAGGTGGACATTGAAACCGACGAACGAACATTTATCAGTGGCTATACTTACTCTAATTCAACAGTTAAGTTTGGCCCAGACGAGATTTTTACGTTTCACGATACCAGCTCACGCAGCATTTATCGTGGAACCAGCCGCCTAGCGGCGGCTCGCCAAAGCATTGAAACCATCTACAGCATGCAGTCACTACAAAAGAACTTTTTTGATAATGGTGCTGTGTTTGGTGTGGTATTTGGTACTGAAAATACCTTATCCCAAGCTGCTAAGGAAAAAACAATTCAAAACTGGTTGCAAAAGTACAATCCCAAAGCCGGAACACGTCGTCCGGTTATACTAGATAGTGGATTGAAACCCCTGCCACTAGCACAAACCAACTTTCGCGACATGGACTTTGACGCAGCCATGCGCACCCATCAAGAAAAAATCTTGCAAACACTAGGTGTACCACCAGTACTCTTAATGGGTGGTAATAACGCCAACATTTCACCTAATTTGCGGTTATTTTACCTTGAAACGGTCTTACCCATTGTTCGTAAATACGTTTCAGCAGTGGAACGCTTTTTCGGCTATGACGTAGAACCTGTCACAAGTTCTGTAAGTGCATTACAGCCAGAACTAAAAGACGTTGCCCAATATCACTCTACACTGGTTAACAGTGGAATTATTACTCCCAACGAAGCTAGAGCGGCGCTGCGCTTTGCTGCAGTTGAGGGTAATGATGGATTACGTATTCCAGCTAATATTGCTGGCTCTGCAGCAAATCCTTCGCAGGGTGGTAGACCAGGTAATCAACAAGGAGTTACAAATGAATAAAACTTTCTATTTAAGCAGTGACATGCTTAAAGCAGAAGTGGGTGACTCTACTGATGAAAACTTTGTAATGATCTCTGGTTATGCCAGCACACAAGACGTTGATCGTCAAGGTGATGTAGTACCCGCTACGGTATGGCAAAAAGGTTTAGAAAACTATTTGAAAAATCCAGTTATTTTAGCCTTTCATGACCATTCGCAACCAGTAGGTAAAATGGTTGAGCACAGAATTGATAAAGATCAAGGGCTGTGGATTAAAGCAAAAATAAGTTCTGCATCAGATAGAATTTTTAAGTTAATTAAAGACGGCATCCTATCCGCATTTTCTATTGGATTTAGGGTTAAAGATGCTGATTATGATTCTGCAACAAAGCTGTTTGTAGTTAAAGAACTGGAACTGCACGAAATCTCAGTAGTTTCAGTGCCAGCCAATCAAAATACTATTTTTAGTTTAGCCAAGGCATTTGATGATGCCGAGGAATATGAAAAGTTTAAACTGCAATTTGCATCCACAGACCAATCAGCTAAAGGGCTAGAAAACGGTCAAGATGCTGGCAAAGAAAACAAGGAATGGAATATGAGTCCCGAAGAAATCAAGCAATTAATGGCAGATGCTGCCAAGCAAGCAGCTCAAGAAGCTGCTAAGAGTGCTCTAGAAGCACAACAACAAGCCACTGCTGAGCTTGAAGCCAAGCGTCAAGCCGAGGCCGCACTAGAAGCCAAGATCAAAGCCGCTGTTAGCGCCACTGTTGAAACTGGTGCAACCGGTGCCGAAAAGCTCCTAGCCGAAGTCGAGAAGCGGATTGCTGAGCAAGCCGAGTCCAACAAGAGTGCTATCGCCGGTCTAGAAGCTGCTCTTAAAGAGAAAGCTGCTGAGCTAGAAGCCATTCAGCGTAGCAAAATGCAATTTGGCGACAAAGGCAGTGCCGATGCCGTCACCTATGCTGACAAAGAAAAGGCTATCCTATTAGCCAAAGCCATGGGTCGTAAAGTTGAAGATACCAAGTTTGGTAAGCAACTTATCGAAAAAGCTGGTGCACATCAGCCTACCAACAACAATGTTAACTACTGGGAAACCGAAGTCTCCATGCAAATGGAAGCTGAAGTTCGCAGACGTCTAGTTGTTGCTCCCACACTGCGTAGCATTGCAATGCAGACCAACGTTATGGCTATCCCTGTCAACCCCGAAGCCGGTGTTGCCAGCTGGGTAACCAACGCACAGTTTGGTACAGCCGACAGCCGCGGTAACAACGTAACACATCAGCTCAAAGAAGTTATTCTGAACAGCTATAAAGTTGCTACCAACGAGTATCTTGCATACGAAGAAGAAGAAGATAGCATGATCGCCCTAATGCCTATCGTTCGTGATGGCATGGTTCGTCGTGTTGCTCGCGCCGTTGATCGCGCATACTTACGTGGTGCCGGTGCTGGTAGCGATCCCGTTAAAGGCGTTGGTGTTTATGATGCCAGCAGCGCCGTTACTCTTGATATCAGCGACAACGCTGTTGCAACAGTAGCCACACTACGCGCTCTGCGTAAAGACTTGGGCGTTTGGGGTCTTGATCCTGCTGAAATCGTCTACGTAGTTTCCACAGAAGTATACTACAACCTGCTTGACGACACCACATTCCAGACAATGGACAAAGTTGGTCCTCAGGCCACTCTCCTAACCGGTCAAATCGGCGTTGTTGCTAACAGCCCCGTATTGGTCAGCGGTGAGTTCGAAGATAGAGCTGCTGGTGCAATGGGAGCTATCTGCTTCGCACCCGCTAACTTCGTAGCCGGTAATCAGCGTGGTCTACGCGTTGACACCGACAGCTTGGTTGAGACACAGCGTCGCGTAATGGTTGCCAGCCTACGTACCGGTCTAGCACAGATCAGTACAAACTTTGGTGCTGGTGTAAGCACACTACGTTACGTAGCATAAGTTTTCTTTCCAGGGATGGGAAGGCAGGCGGGGGAGCAATCCCCCGTCTTTTAAAACAGATTGCTACAGTCTGTTTTAAAAGATAATCGAGAGGATGTTATGGCTTTTGAACTAATTACAAGGCAAGAATACAAAGCCTATCAAGGCATCACAAGTACAAATCATGATACCGAGATTGATTTGTTAATTACAAAGTGCAGTGAGTTCACCAAAACTTATTGCCGCAGACGCTTTAATGAGTATACTGGCGACACCAAAACCGAATACTTTAGTGGTGGTGTGCCCAAGTTTATCCTAACCGAAACTCCTGTGCTGCAAGTTGTTGCAGTGGAATACAGCGCAGATTATGGTCAAACTTGGACTGCGTTGAGTGAGTACTCAAGCTGGATACTACACGAAGATTCTATTGCATGCATTCCAGTTGGTGACTGGCAGCCACAGCTACGTGGTTATCGCATACAGTATACCGCAGGCTACGAAACCATTCCAGAAGATTTAAAATTAGCTGTTATGGACTTGGTTACCTACTATCGCCGTAATGATAGTGCAGTGCATGCCAGCAAAGCGCCCGGCACAAATATGACGCAAATCGAGTATATTACCAGCACTGGATTGCCTGCTGCTATTCGCCGTATATTTGATCAGTATGTATCGGATTATTCATGAATAAGTTTTTTGATGTTGGTTACTTTTTACCTTTTATTTCTGGATACAGGTCTACTAAGATAAAAGGTTCTTCCGACAGAAAGATACGAGAATTTTTAAAAACAGTAAACGACGATTTACGAAGTACAATAGAAAATGCAACACCTGCATTTTTTTATTATAAACCATCAGTGTATGAGCAGGCCATAAAAGAATTTGTAAATGATTTATTAAATGGCACTGATGCTGTAAATTATATACAATCTATAGAGTTTCCAGAAGGAAAAGTATATAGAGAAAGCCCAGAGTTTTTAGATGCATTAAAAAAATCTTTAAGTAAATATCAAGTACCAAATATAGTTTCTATTGATATTGACATAAAGAAAAAAGCCACGTTACAACAATTTTCAGGTATAATAGAATCTAATTTTAAACTAGTACAACAAAAAATAAATACTAGTAAAAATCCTAGATTTTTACTAAGTGCTGCTGGTAAAAAAATTAGAAGTGAATTTGCTAGACTTACACCATGTGTTTTACAAAATCCAGAACAATTAGTGATTGGATTTAGTTCTGAAGAACAGTTAATAGTTGGTTCTACATTCTCTGCATTAAGAGACGCGATAAATACTAAGTTAACTCCTGCAGTAGTTAAAAGTTTTGAACAAATCGGTATTATTTTATCGGATAAAGATAAACCAGAAGATAAATCCGGAATTAAATATAAAAGGTTTACTATAGGTAGTATAGTTGTTTTTGGGCATACTGGAGCAAAAGGCCTTGATGATGCTGGTGTATCACAACCATTAGGTATAGTTACACCTTGGGTACAACAATTAATGCTACTTGCCGGGCAAAAAACTACTGAAGCAGGTAATTTAGATATTGTAAATAGCTTTTATAACCAAAGCGGTCATGCAGAGTTTAGCATACAATTTACAAAAACTGTAAGTGGAGATGTTTCTACTTTATTACAGGGTCAAATGGCTTTTATAGTTCCTATGACTCATCCTACTAATAAAAAATTAGTGGGTCAAGAAACTGTAGCTTCAGATACAATAATAAAAAACATATTTGGGCAAACAGCTACTTATAGAAGTATAAGAAAAACTCTTATCGGTAATATTTTATCTAGAAATAATTTATTTAGTTTAATAACTGGATTAAAATTTTCTCCAACAATATTACAATCTTTAGAGGCAGGATTAGCAAGTACAATAAAAACTGGTAAATTTAAAAGTTCTAAAAGTAAAAGTCCTAAAGCTGAACAAATATTTGATATAAATAATACTATTAAATTAAATATTAATAAATCTGTTAAAAAAGTACAGCTGCCAAAAGTATCAATAAAATCTACTGCAAAAGTTACGACTTTTAAACCAACTATATCAAACTTAACAGCTTTACAAAACTTGCTTAACGCAAATCTAGTAGATCAAGTAAAAAAGAACATGGGCAACGGTACACGTAGCGATGTTTTAAATCTACAAACCGGCCGATTCGCAGAAAGTGTTGAAGTTACTCGCTTAAGCGAGAGTCGTCAAGGAATGATAACAGCTTTCTACACCTATATGAAAAACCCTTACGCCACATTTAGTGCTGGCGGCAGGCAAGAATTCCCAACCAGCAGAGATCCTAAAACGCTAATTGCCAAGTCAATTCGTGAAATCGCTGCTGAACAAATTAGCAACCGTCTAAGAAGCGTATTGGTATGAGCACCAAACGAACAAGCATTGTAACCGCGTTAGCTGAAAAATTTAAATTAATTAACGGCATCGCTCCTTATCAAATCAACCTTTTTGATAATGCACACGCCAAATTGAAATTTTGGGACGAAGTGCAACAATTCCCAGCTGTATTTGTTACACCAGGTAGTGAACAGCGAGAATACTTACCTAGTGATTTTACATGGGGTTACTTAAACGTATGCGTTAAAGCATATGTGCGTGGTGAAGAACCACAAACAGAATTAGAACAACTGTTAGAAGATTTAGAAACTGTAGTGGATCTAAACCGAGTTCTAGAGTACAGCTCGGGTAAGTTTACTACTGAAATATTGGTAACTTCAATTACCACAGATGAAGGATTGTTGGCTCCTTATGGTGTTGGAGAGATAAATTTACAAGTGCGTTATGCACTTTAATGGGGTCAGTTAACAAACAGATAATTGTCTAGTTTAAAACAGATACTCCATTAATCTTAAACAAAGGAAAGATTATGGCATTAAATCTAGTACGTAATAGTAGAGTGTTCTTTACTACAAACGTAAATGCAAATACTGGTGTTATTAATAATACTGGTTTTACTCCCGCCAATACATTTGAAGTGCAAGTGTTAGATGGACTAACATTTAGTCAGGCAACTGCAAATGAATCGGTTTCTGTTAGCGAAGCTGGTGGTGATCCTGTTCGTGGTACTCGTACTTTTAACACTTCGGTTGAAGCCGCAAGTTTTAGTTTTAGCACATATCTAAGACCTGACTCTTTGTCTAGTACTATTGTTTGTGAAGAATCAGTTCTATGGAGTGCATTTAGTGGTGACCAAAATCAATTTGCCAGTTCCGCAACCAGTATTACTGGTGTAACAGCAGGTGGTGCTACTTATAACGGTAGTACTGGTCAGCTAACTCTAGCTGGTACCGCAATGCCAGTTAGCACTTTAAAGCCAAACATGATTTGCTATCTAGCAAATCCATTTTCAGCTTTAACAATTGGATCGGCTTTATCTGCAGCTCAATTAGCAGGATTCGGTGGTTTAGTTAGAATTGTAAGTGCAAGTGCAACTTCAATAGTATTAGAATACCTACAGAAACCAAATACAACAAGTAGTACAAGTGCTACTGTTGCTACTACTGTAAGTTTAACACTTCCAAATGGAACTGTTCTAACTGGAACGCCATCTTATGCGTATTCAGCTACAACAAATCAGTTCACTATTACCGGCGTCAGTAATTTTGCAAGTTTCACTGTCGGCACTTATTATGTATTTAAAAATCTAGCTGGAACTAGTGGTGCACTATTTAACAATATTCCAGCCAAAGTAACTAGTAGTAGTAGTGCTAGCAGCGGTACCGTAATATTTGAATTTTCTCAATCTGCTGTAAATGCAAGTGCTGTTGCTAATGCAGATATTACTTCTACAGATGCATACTTGTTAAGAACAAGCTGGGTTCCTTCTACAGGATCTGGTGCTAACTCATTTATGACACTGATGAATAGCAATAAGAATCAGTTAATTAAGTCTGGTTATTTATTTCTAGTAGACCAAGTAACATATGCTTTAGATAATGCAGTTCTAACAGAAGTAAGTATTGACTTTGGTATTGATGCAATTGCCACAGCAAGTTGGAGTGGTCAAGCTACCTCTCTACGTCAATTTAGTACTAATTTTGCAGCAAGTTCCATTAGTGCTTCAGTAGGTGGTTTCTCTGGAACAGTAACTTCTGCAACTGGTACAGATGATACTTATGCTAATGCATACACTCAACTGTACACTCCAAAAAATACAAGCAGCGACTTTTTAACAAATAAGCTAAGTACTTGTACATTAAAAGCTAAAAAAGCTCTTACAAATGCTGCTGGTAGTACTGTAATTTCTGCAGATGACAGCTATACAGTACCACTAACTGGTGGAAGTATTACATTATCCAATAACGTAACCTACTTGACACCCGCGGTGCTTGCTGTTGTTAATCAGCCAATTAACTACTTTACTGGTAATAGAAGTATTACAGGTAGTATGACAGCTTATCTAAAAACTGGTATTGCTCGCAGTACTACTGGAAATGCTACTGGTAACTTGTTAAATGACTTCTTAAAGGTTGCTTCTACCACAGTCGAGCCTTACTTTGAGATTAGTTTAGCAATTAATGGCAGCGGTCAATCAAATAGAGTTGTACTTGACCTACCTAATGCAAGTATCGGTATTCCAGCTATTGATGTTCAGCAGGTTGTTAGTACAACAATTAACTTTACTGGACAGGCTACAACCGGCGCAACTACACCTACATATGACATTGAAGGTATTAACGATATCTTTATTCGTTATTACGCCGCTTGATAATTTAAAAACAAACACAAGGGCTTTATGCCCTTGTGTTTACAACAAGGATTTTGATTCGTGGCAATTACAACAAACAGTTTATCTCTTAAAACTTTACTAGTTCCAAGCAAAACAGTCGAAGTAGAATATCCTGGTATGCCAGGTTTTGTAGTAAACGTGTGCTTTTTAAGCCGAGAAACACTACAAACAATTCGCAAAAAAGCAACTAAAACAACATTTAAAAATCGGCAACCACAAGAAGAACTAAATGATGAGCTTTTCTTAGAGTTGTATGTAAAAGCCAGCATTAAAGGCTGGAAAGGTTTAACACTTAAATATTTAGAGCAATTAGCTCCCGTGGATGTCAGTAGTGAAGATCCAGACACTGAATTGGAATACACGGAAGAAAATGCTCTTTACTTGATGCAAGCTTCTGCAAACTTTGATGCGTTTATTAGTGAACAGGTTACAGACCTGGGAAACTTTTCCAAGAACAAACAGAAATAATCTATAGACGTCTTGAAAGCTATTTAAAAAATTCTCAAGCATCCATGACAAAAGAAACTTATTTTGAAATGTGTGAAATGCTTGGAACAGAGCCTGTAGAAGACGAAATACCTGTAGACCTTTCTGATTTTCCTGAGTTAATACAGCAAATATTCTCCATATATAATCTCCTACTAGATCACTGGGATGGTATGAGTGGGGTATTTTTCGGTAAGCGTTTAGAAGGATTATTAGATATATTTCAATTATATCAACTAGACGATTATGAGCGTGTATATGCTCTAGGACTTATAAAACACTTGGATTCTGTGCGAAGTAAAATATACGCAGAACAACGAGAACAACAAAAAGCCTCAGCGACACAAAAGTCCTGAGGCTTTTTAATTTTTGGGTTGACTGTTTCTATGCTACTATGTTATACTAAGGCTAAAATCTGTGAATCTAAGAACACGGAGTAAGTATGGAAAATATTAAGATTGGCGTGCAGATTGATGCTAACACAAAAGAGGCAACAACTGATGCTAAAAAGTACCATGAACAATTAAAACAAGCTGCAGAAACAGCTAAAAGTATCCGTGTTGGCGGAGGTCAACCCGCGTCTACAGCTGCGCCAAGTTATAAAGCCGCAAAACAACCAGCAGAATCTAAAGCTGTATCACAATCACAGCCTGTTGGTTCCCAAGCTATTATGGAGTATGGGTCTCTACGCGGTACTGCAGAAGCAACAGGAGCCAGCGCTAGAGACTTTGCAAATCAAGCCCAAGGTTTAAGTGGTTTAGTACGTTTATATGCTATTTATGCTGCAAATGTATATGCATTAGGAGCTGCTTTTACAGCACTTAGTAATGCAATGGACACTACTAATATGGTACGTGGACTAAATCAATTAGGGGCTGCTAGTGGAGTTGCATTGGGAGCTTTAAGTAAAGAATTAGTCAAAGCTACTGGTGGAGCTATTAGTTTACGCGAAGCTATGCAGGCAACTGTAAAAGTTACTGCAGCAGGTCTTGGTAGTGAAAATGTACTACGCTTAGGTACAGTGGCTGCTAAGGCTTCACAAGCTCTTGGTGTTGACATGACTGATGCAGTAAATCGTTTAAGTCGTGGTATTACAAAACTAGAGCCTGAGCTGTTAGATGAATTAGGCATTTTTACAAAAATTGATCCTGCTGTAGAAAAATACGCTTTAAGTGTTGGTAAAGCTGCAAGTCAGTTAACTGATTTTGAACGTAGACAGGCCTTTGCAACTGCAGTATTGGAAGAAGGTGAAAAGAAGTTTGCAGCTATACAAGTAGATGCAAATCCTTACAATAAATTAGCAGCTAGTTTTCAAAATCTAATACAAAGCGGCCTAGAGTTAGTAAATAAAGTTGCAGGGCCGATAGTGAATTTTTTAAGTAGTAGCCCAACAACTTTAACTAGTATTATAGCCTTATTAGGTGTAAATTTATTAGGTAAAGCTATACCTGCGCTATCTCAATTCAAGAAAACACTAGAAGAAAACGCTACAAAATCAAATGAACTTTTACAGGCAAGACTAGCAGAAGGTCAAAAACTAAGAAATAAAGCCAGTGAAATTGCTCAAAGAAATCTCAATATAAATATTGAAAAAGAAATCGAAGCTGTTGCTGCAGCGGAAAAGAAAATAGACAGTTTACGAGCAGAAAAAACTTCTAGCAGAGTTAGAAGCAAAGCTGGTATTGAAGCAATAGAAACACTAAAGGATCCATTTTTAGATCCTACTTCTGAAAAAGCTAGAAAAGCTATTGATCAGGCAAGAATAGAATCAGCAAAATTAGTAGCTAAAAATGCTAAAGCTGCAGCAGAAAAAATAGATGAGTTAGCAAATTCTGTAGAACGTTGGGGTAAAGCAACCACTGCTCAAAAACAAAAACAAATTGAATTAGATGCCGAAACTACTAAGCTACAAAAATCATTATTCTCTGTATACGGCATAAATACTAGATTAGCTGCTTGGGCAGAAAAAGGTGCACTTCGTGACAGTATAGTACAAACCGCTGCATATAATGCAAGTGTTATTGGTTTGGGCACCTCCTTACGAATACTACGAGATGAAGTAGCCAAAGAAAATATTACTGGATTTGGAAAAGCCACAGTACTTGCTCGCGGATATTTAGCAGCTTTTGGTGGCGTTTTACAAACGGTTGCAAGTGCTTTTTCTAAATTGTTTTTCTATGTTGGCCTAATTATCACTGTTTATGAAAGTGCTAAATTAGTATTTTCCTTTTTTAGTGACAATCAAAAACAACAACAAGCTTTTTCTGATGCAGTAGATAAATCATCTGATAGAATGGAAGCGTTTGGTCGTACTATTGATGAAATAAATAAAAAACCATTCGCCGAAAGGTTAGGAACTGATTCAGTATTAGCAAAAGCTAATGCAGTACAAGAGTTAGCAGGTTCAGTTACTGACTTAGTTAAAAGTTTTCAAGAACAAGATAAAGCTGCTAGCGGTCTTGATAGATTCTTTGATAAAATAAAAAGTTTTCTGAATTACGATAAAGCAAGCATTTTAGGCGAAAATTTAGGTAAAACAATATTTACAAGCTTACAAGAATCTGCGGGAACTCCAGAAGCTGAAAAGGCTAAAGCAGAGCTATCAAAGATACTTGACATAAATACAAATGCTACACAAAAACAATATAGCGAAGCAATAAAAAGTATCGCTACAGATACTTATAAGCTAAATCAAGTCCAAGCTGTAGTTAAGAATTTTAGTAATAGTTTAAGTGTTAGTGCTTCTGTATCCAAAGAATTACAAACTGCTGTAGAAGATACAGATAAAGCATATAGACAGTTTTTACAAGGTTTACAATCCAGTGATGCTTTAGATATTTTTGCTAAAAAGGCTGTTGATAGCGGATTAAAACTTTTAAAATCTTTACAAGATCCTCAAAGAGCTGTAAGTGATTTAACTAATCTTATATCAGACCCTAAAGCGTCGCAATTGTTTAGTCAAGAAGTTTATGCTAATTTATTACAATCTAGACAAGCGCTAGAAGCCATTAATGCAGAACAAGCAAAAAATATTGCCTTAACAAATTCTGCTCAAAAAGAGTACGACAAGTTAGCAGAAAAATTACAAGAAGCAAAACGAGCCAGTGAGAAAACTTTAGGTGGCGAAGCTGCTATAGGATCTAGAGATCGTGGTGCTCCTGGAGTTAAGCCTGGCCAGACATTCGCACAATTATCAAGCGCAACACCACAGCCTTCCCCAGAGTTAAAAGGCATTGTAAATAGATCAGAGCAGCAGATAAGCAAGTTACAATCACAGCTAGATGAAGCCCAGATTTTATTAAATCGTAGAAAAGCACAGCAAGCAGAAGATTTACAAACTTCGGCAAAGATTAGTGCACAATTTGTAGACTCTAGTTTTGATGTTATAACTCGCGGTGCTAATATAATACAGTCAAAAATTGAGTTGAGCTTATCCAAAGGTGTTAATATAGTTAGTGATAACTTGTTAAGTGCACTAGGAGATTTACCAGGCACTGCAAGAATACGTGCAGAAAATGAAAAGCGTTTAATTGCCCTGCAAATAGAGCAGTTAAAAACTCAAGAGAGTTTAATTCGCGAAACCAGATTAAACAGCCTATTACTAGCCGAAAGTAATAGACTTAAAGAAAAAGAAGAACTAGTAAAACAACGTGCCGAGCTTGCAACTGGACAGTTTGATGGTGTAGCAGTAGATGATACAAAAGTTCAAGAAGAACGCAAAAAAGTAGAATCTAAACTGCAAACACTGGAACGCCGCGGACAAGCTATTAGACTAGCACAAACAAGTGTTGCTGCTCCTGATAGAGCTCAACTTCAGCAAGTACGTGCAGGGCTTAAAGCCGAGCGTGAAAAGGGTTTAGATGCTGATGTTACAGCCTTGGCATTTTATAATGATCAGTTAAACTACATTCAACAACGTTCTGCTATTATAGGGCAGATAACCGAGCAAACCCAGCGGCTACTAGCAGTAGAAGATACAAAGCAAATAGGCGTACTAAAAGAGCGTGAAGCTGTATTGCAAGGAATTTATCAACGTAGTTTATCTATTGTAGACTCTAAACTAGAAGAAGTTGCACTTGATGAATCCCGTCGTGGATACCTAACAGAGCAAGAACTACAGCAAAAAAATAGTTTAGAATTACAAAAACTTGGCTTGCAACAAGGCAAAGAAGTTTCACAAATACTATCCGATATTGCTGTACAAGAATTTGCACTGGTGCAATTGGAAAAAGAAAAAACAGCTGCTGCCGCAAACAGAAACAAAGAAAGAGTATCAGAATTAGATAAAGCAATTGCAGAAGCCAGAGATGAAGTTGCTCGCAGACGTAATTCTTTAGCAGACAAAGCCATTGCTAATGAAACAGCAGTGGCTGCACAAGAGCAAAAAACACGATTAACTGTTTTAGACTTACAAAAGCGTCAAATAGCTGAAGCTAGAAGCTTGCAAGACATAGAACTGCAAAGAATTAATATATTAGCAGATACAGCACAGCAAGCACAAGAAATTTCTGCAAACTTCTTAAAATCGGCTGGTGTAGGATTATCGCCAGAGTTTATTGCTCAACAAGAAGCTAGTTTGGCTGTAAGTAAACAGCGCTATGAGTTTGAAAAATTTGCAGCCGCTGAAACACTGCAAACCAGAAGAAGAATACAGGATCTAGAGCTTGAAAGAGCTAGATTAGATACTGCAAAAGATAAAGATAGAATAGCTGCCATAAATGCACAAATAGAAGCTGAGCGTGCACTGTCTGCAGCCAGAATAAGTTCTCAACAAACTGTTAATGATTTAAAAACAAGAGAAATTGAGCTTATTGAGCAGGCTAGATTAAAAGATGCAGAGCGGGAACGTCAATTAAAGTTTTATGGTGATTTCTCTCAGAGCTTGCAGCAAGTATTTGAGGGGCTTGGAGACTCTACACAAAAATTTGGTGAAGGCCTAAGCAAAGCACTGGAAACTTTTGGTCAGTTTACTACTAACATAGAAAAATCAAGAACTGAAATTTCTACTCTTGAAGATCAACGCCTAAAAGCACAAGAGGCTTTTGCAGCTGCACAAAAAGCAATGATGGAAGCTGGTGAAGGCGATTCTCCGGCACGAGACGACGCATTTTTAGCTCAAGAAAAATCCAGAAAAGAAATCTTAGGTTTAGATAGTGAAATAGATAAAAAACGCAAACAGCAGCAACGAGACGAATTAGCAGGCACAGCAAAACTAATTGGCTCTACCAAGTCAATGTTTAAAGAAAAAACCGCTGCATATAAGGTTTTAAATGCCATAGAAAAAGGCATGCACATTGCTAGATTAGCAATGGATGCCAAAGAGCTGGTAAGTAAACTAACAACTCAACAGCTTGGTGTTGCTGGTAAAATAACTTCTGAAATGGAAGAAACTGCTGCGCTGTATGGTGGAGTAGCTGCCAGAGCGCCAGGTACAATAACTGAAATCTTTGGAAAAATAACCAGTCAACTTGGTATTGCCGGCCCTGTTGTAGCTGCTGGTATAGTGGCTGCGATATTTGGAGCTATGGGTGGCGGTGGTAAAAAGGTACCTGCTATTAGTGCTGAACAGCGCCAAGAAACTCAGGGCACAGCCATGGGCTTTAATGCAGCCGGAGAAAAAGTACGGCGTGAAGGCGTATTTGGCGACACCGGTGCAAAATCCGAGTCTATTGCTAACTCCCTGGAAATTCTTCGTGATAACAGTGTGGTTGGCTTAGACTATAACGATAAGCTACTAAAAGCTTTTGAAAAGCTAAGTGCAAGTATAGGTGAAGCTGCAAAAGCAGCGTACGGAGTCAGAGGCATACGTGAAGGCAGCGCTTTTGGTACTATAGAGGGTACTACTGGCGGTGGTTTATTTGGTAAAAAAACTACCACTCAAATCATAGACAGTGGTATTAAAATAGTTGGTATGTTTGATCAATTAGCTGCTGCTGGTGGCGGTGTAATTGAGGGGTTTGAAACTGTACAAACCACTACAAAACGTACATTTGGACGCGCACGAGTTCGTGTAGATACACAAGCTTTTGGTTTGGATGATGCAACTACTCAAGCAATAAATGATGCATTTGGAGCTGCCAGCGATGTTATCTATGAATTAGCAGAAGTTGTAAAAATTGATGCTAATCAGGTTGCCCAAACTCTTAGCACACAAAAAGTAGATGAGCTAGTAAGTTTACGTGGTTTAACAGGTGAAGCACTGCAGGAACAACTAGAAGCAGTTATTGGTAGTGCTGTAGATGATGCTACATTTGCTGTATTTGGCAGTTTAGCAACAACATATCGTAAATTTGGTGAAGGTGCCCTAGAAACGGTTACCAGAGTAGCTGATACTAATCGTAAAATTGAACAAGCACTTGGCAATTTACGTGGTACTGGTATAGCTGTAGACTTAGACTTTGATGTAACCGAAGCACTAGTTGATGCTAGCGGCGGCTTAGATACATTTTTAGATAATGTTGAGGGATTCACTGAAAACTTTTTAACTGATGCTGAAAAGTTAGCTCCTGTACAGCAAAGTGTCAATCGTGAATTAGCAAGACTTGGTTTAAGCGGTATTAAAACCAGAGACCAATTTAAAACCTTAGTTCAACAACTTATTGAAACAGGTCAAACAGGTACAGAAACATTTATTAGCTTAATAAAACTACAAGACGGGTTTGATCAAGTAGCCAAAGCAGCAGAACAGGCAATAGAAAAAACCAGTGATGCACTTAAAAAGGCTTATGAGGATCGTGTTAGTGAATTAAGTTCTGCACAGAATGAGTTTAGAGGATTCGCAACAAGTTTACGTGATTTTCAACTTTCATTAAAAACTGGCAGTTTAAGTCCGTTAACGCCTCAACAGCAATATGAAGCATTGCGTAGTGAATTTAGCGCAACTAGCATGGCTGCACTTAGCGGTGATACAAAAGCAATAGCTAAGTTACAAAATATTAGTCAAAGCTTTTTACAAGCTAGTCAAAAAATGTTTGCTTCTAGTGATCAATATATACAAGATTTTGAACTAGTAACTAGCACAGTTGATAATGCTGCCAGTTTTAGCGAACAACAAGTAGCTATAGCAGCAAATACATTAGCAGAAATTAAAAGTGCTGTTAGCAGTTTAATAACAATTGAAGAAAATACAAAACCTTTAAATATATTATTAACTGGATTTGGATCTAATTTAGCAAAAGCTATTATAGACTTTAATAATGCTAGTTCTACAGAACCTAAACAACCTACATTAAAAGAATTATTTGGACAAGCTGATGTTCCAGTAATTGGCGGAACAGTAGCTGAACAAATTCAAGCAAATGCTCAAGCCAGAATTGAAGAAGCTAGTAATCAGGCTAGATTAGCTGCTGAAAAATTATTGCAAGCAGAACGAGAGTTAGCTGCATTGCGACAAGCAGAAGCTAATAGACTTGCCGCACAATATTATGGACCTATGGATATTGTTTCTGGTGCTGCAACTGGAATGGCTTTTGACAAAGGTGTACGTAAGTATGCTCAAGGTGGTGTAATTAATTCCATGATGCCTTTTCGCTATAGTGAAGGTCTTGGCGTAATGGGCGAAGCAGGCCCAGAAGCTATCATGCCACTAAAACGCGCTCCAGACGGTAATTTAGGCGTTATTGCAGTGGGTAATCAAGATATGGCTAAACAGTTGGCAGAGTTGAATAAGCAAGTTCAGCAATTAACGCAAGTTGTAGCTCAAGGTGCAAATAATAGCGTTGCCGCAACCGAACGTAATACAGAAGCAATTGTTAATGCTGTAACTACCACTGGTGAAAATACAGTATATAAATCTAGGTTAGAAAATAGAGTAGAGATTGTATGACTACCAAACAAGAACTTATAGATTGGCTTAAAACAAGTACCGCCCGTAGGGTGGTACTTGTTGAAGTTGATGGTGTAAATGATATACGAACACGTACTAACTTATTTACCTATACTGAAGAGCTTGATAATGCTGCTTGGTCTAAAACCGCGGTTACAACCCCTGTAGCTAGTAATAACTCTATTCTTTCACCTACGGGAACATTAACTGCAGATAAGTTAGTTCCTACTAATACTGCTAGTACTACTAGAAATGTTGTTCAAGGAATATCTGTTACATCTGGAAAACGATACACATTAAGTCTATATGCTAAAGCCGCAGAATTAAGTAAAATTGGATTAATGTTTGGTGCAGGATTTTCTGCAACTCAACGGTATGCTTGGTTTGATTTAAGCATTGGTGTATTGGGAGAAAGTCAAGCAGGGTTAACTACTAGCATAGTATCTGTAGGCAATGGGTGGTATAGATGTTCAATAAGTAATGCAGCTTCTTCTAATAGTGCACTTTCAACTATTGGTACTTATTTAACAAATGGTGGTTTTTTAGATTCAATAGCTGGAAATGGTGTTAATGGAATCTATGTCTGGGGATTACAAGTAGAAGAAACTACTTCTACAATCCCTAACGCTTATCAAATAGTCCAATCGGCTACAAATTTTAGTACGAATTTTGGAACTCAGTATTTTTCAAATAAACCGTATGGAACTACAGCTTTAGATACTCCTGCAAGTACTATCTATAATGCCTGTATAAATGGTGGAGTAACCTTTTCTGAAACTATTGATTTAAACGGTAAAGCTACTATTGGTTATGGTGATATACAGTTGAATAATACCGGCGGTGTACTAGATAACTTGTTAAATTATATATGGACAAATAAATCAGTTAGAGTTTATATTGGTGATGCATCTTGGACAAAACAAGATTTTTATCAAATATTTAGCGGATATATTGCAGATATAGATTCAAAAAATAGAAACTCAATTAATTTAATACTAGTTGATCAATTACAGCTATTAAACACATCTGTTACAGAAACAACAATAGAAACAGTTAATCCTTCAGCTACAAATAAAGATCAATTATTACCAGTGTGTTTAGGTGAATGTTTTAATGTTACTCCTGTAGTAGTTGATAGTGCAAATTTAGTATATCAAGTTCATACCGGTCCAGCAGGTTTTACAAGTATTGAAGATATATTAGAAGTTAGAGACATGGGTCAGATAGTTCCAATTAACACTGATTATGGTAATGGAAGATTTAGTTTACAACGAACACCTGTAGGTCAAATTACTGCCAGTGTTCAAGGAGGTAAATTTGGAAGTCCTTTAACATACTCTAATAAAATTGGCGAAACTATTAAAAATTTATTAGTTTACTACGGTAAAAAAGTAGATGTTTCCAAAATTAATTTTGGTACTTTTGATACAGATCCTAGTACCAGTGCTGAAACTGGCATATATTTACAATCTAGAGAAAATGTGTTGGACGTTTGTCAAAAATTAGCAAACAGTGTAGGCGCTTATTTAGTAACTGGTTTAGACGGGACTTTTAAACTAACTCAATTAAAAGCAGATTATACATCTGGAGAAACTTGGAATGTTACCGGTCAAGACATGTTAGAAAGAAGCTTAACCATTTCTCAAAAACTTCCAGTAGAAGGTGCTGTAAAGTTAAATTATTGTAAAAATTGGACTCCGCAAGTAAATAATTTAGGTACTGGTCTTAAACCGGAAGTTGCTGCAATTTTTGGAAAAGACTGGTACAGTACTGTCGCCACAGACGACGTAGTATTAACTAATTATCAACAGAGCAAAGAACCAGTAGCAAAAGATACTTATTTAATAACAACATCGGAAGCATCTGCAGAAAGTTCTAGACTGCTGTCCATATATAAAAAACCAAGATTTGTATACACGTCAACATATTATAGCCATATGTTATTATGCGAATTAGGTGATATATTAAAAATTACTTATCCAAGATTTGGATTAGATAGTGGTAAATATGGTACTGCTATTCAGATAAATAGAGATTGGTTACAAGGACGTGTAACTATAGGAGTATTAGTATAATGCCGGCAATTAATACAGCTGATTTAGCCCTAAGTAATATTATAGAGCGATCAAATTCTGCAACAATTTCTAGTAACATTGTTGTACCAGGAGCTAAAGAATTAAGATTAGTTTTACCAACTACTATTTTTAGAGTAGATAAAACTGGTACGTCTAATGTTAATAGTATAGTTATTACTGCTAATCGCAGTTATTTGCCAACAGGTACTATTACATTTACAACAACTCCTGCAGTTACTCTTACTGGAACTGGAGATAGTAGAGAATTAAGTTATTCAAACTTAGGCACTAATACCTCCGTAACCATTACAGCTCAATTAGTAGAGTTGGGAATAACTTATAGTGATACTATTACAATAGTAAAATTAGAGGATGGAACAGATACTGTAACTTTACAAAATAGTAATGAAAGTTGCGCTGTACCTGCTAATGTTATTGGACAGACTCAAAGCTATAGTTCTACAGGTACAACATTAGAAGTGTTTGAAGGTAGTCAAAAATTAACATATGTTGGCAATACCGGAACACAACCAAATAGTAGTTTTAGAATATCTAGTACTACTGTTACTCCGGCTTCAAAAATTACAGTAGGATCTTTTAGTGGACTAAATACTGATTCAGCTATTGTTGGTAATCATCTTAATTTAGCTGATGATACGGATGCAATTAGTATAACTTATAATATTACCGCAAAAAGAAGTAATGGCACAACAGTTAATTTAACTACTACACAAGCTATAGCAAAAACCAGGTCTGGATTAAATTTTGGTGATGCTAGAAGTCTATTTACTGATCCAAATTTTTCTAACGGTTTAAATAGTGTTCAAGTGTATAATAACTCTGGAAATGGAGATGTAGTTATAACCAGGACTACCCCTGCAGAGACCGGATCGCCATTTAGCAATTTTAGTAATTATACTCTTACTATTTCAGTAACAACAGGAACTGGTGATTATCCAAAACTTGGTGGTTTTGTACAATTTATTAATAGCCGTGCTAATGCGATATTTTTACAAAGAATAGTAGCAAAAATACCTGTTGGATATACATTAAACGATGCTAGTAATTCTACAGGAACCGGCAGTGTTACTAAATGGCTAACTAGTCAAGCTGGAACTGGCGAGTTTCAAGAATACTTAGTTCTTAGAAAGTGCGGAAGTTCTGGAACCTTTAGCACTACTGGTCATATATTTTTAGATGGACCACAAGGTCCTGTTACTTGGCATGTTGCTTATGCAGCTGCATATGACTTTACTGCACCAGCAAATTTATTAGTAAGCGCAAGATTAAGTAGAGATACTTTTGTGGCACAAGCTGCAAATGACGGCACAGTGACATCTGATAATCTTACTAATTGTACTAGTACATTTAGTGTATATAATGGAAGTACTGACGATAGCTCTAACTGGACTTTTAGCGTTACTGCTAGTACAGGAATTTCAGGAACAGTTTCTAATTCTAATAGAACATATACTGTTACTGCTATAGCGCAGTCCACTGATACAGGCACAATAACTTTTAGTGCTACTAGAAGTGGTTATGCTACTTTAACAAGTACGTTTAGTATTACCAAATCCAAACAAGGTAGTTCTGGTTTAAATGCTGCCTATGTAGTAATAACTGGAGATCAAGCTTTTAAATTTTTAGCTGGTAGCAATACTCCTACGCAAAATAATATTGTATTAACAGCCTCCTTATACGGAGGATTAAATTCATATAGTTGGCAGTATTACAACGGCACAGCTTGGGAAAATTTTTCTAGTAATACATCGCAAACTTTTACGTTAGCTCATGATAACCCTGCTTGGGGCACTGCAACAAATTTACGTGTACGATGTGTAAGTGGTATATATAGCGATGAAATTAGTATAGTTAAGTTATATGATGCAATAAATGGCTTAAATACATTTACTATAGCACTGTATAGAAAGAACACTAGTGCTACTACAGCTCCTGATGCTTTTAGTGGTAATTTTACTTATACTTTTAGTACAGATACTTTAACTGGTGGTACACTAAATAGCTGGACTAGAACAGCTCCTGCTATAACTAACGGTGAGTACTTATGGGTTAGATATGCTGTAGCCTCTAGTAGAACTGATACAGACACTGTACCTAGTACTGATTTTTCTAGTGCAGTGGTACAAAGTGTTGGTGGTGCTAATGGTACTGACGGCTTAAATACATTTACTATAGCACTGTATAGAAAGAACACTAGCGCTACTACAGCTCCTGATG